GAGCAAGAAGATAAGGAAAGACACTACCTACACCAAGCAAGAAGAATTTCTAGAGGTTCAAGTTAGCAGGGGTAAGGTCGTGAGATTACACTAATGCCAAATTACGATTACAAGTGCCGAGGGTGTGACCTCATTCAAAACGTGACGCATCCCCTTACCCAAGACCCCAAGCTTCCCTGCCCTCGGTGTGGTACTGCCCTAGTCAGAGTTCCAAGCGTTCTAGCTGTAACTTTCAACGCAAAAGACTTTTACTCGACGAGTCCCTGATGGGTAGGTGGCCACAACCTTGCGCAGTTTGCGGAATATTGACAAAAGGAAATGGGAGGTGTGACCCCCACGAGAGGGAATACCGGCAGCGCAGGGCTAGAGCGGCAGACGCTCGTGTAGATACTAGGAAGAAATCTCAGTTATACAATTACGCTTATCGACAAGAAGCAAAGAGGGTAAAGGCAAACGCTACTCACTGCCACTTATGTAAGGAACCCTTCCTAGAGGGGCAGACCATCGACGCTGATCATCTAATAGCAGGTCTTGTGGACAGCCCTTTAGCAGCAGCTCATCGAGTTTGTAACCAACGCAGAGGAGCGAAGCCACTTGACCAGTAATAGTGCTAGAGTCCTTGATGCAGGGCGTATTATTGGGGAGTGGGGTAAATCTCCTCTACAGCCTCTACCAACACCCCCCAACCTAACCATGCGCACCTCTCCGCACTTGAAAACCTCTGACCCACTGAGCAGCCTTGAGCGCCGTTCTGACAGGGTTTGACGTTCGCCAGTCCAAACCAATCCTGCGACTGCCTGCTTGTTTACCAGCGCCTGAGCAGTGACCTCATTATCTTTATCGTTACATAAAACCTCTACAGCCCTTTAGGTACTTGCTTATTAGTTATCGTTACACTAGAATAAAGGCATGAATAAATGCGAAGTCTGCTACGAAGCTTTGACTAAGCCTGCTCGCGGGAGGGTTCCTCGTTTCTGCGGGACTCGTTGCCGGGTTGCTTCACACCGAAAAGACCAGCGCTTTTTTGTACCTTCAGAGCTACAGTCTTTACCTCGTTGGATTCTGCACAAGGACAAACGTCCCATGACCCTCGGAGGATGGTGGTCTTCAATAAACGACGCTTCCACTTGGGCAAGCTATGAAGCTGCACGACAAGCAGGCAAGGGCGACGGTGTCGGCTTCGTACTAAACGGCGACGGGATTGTTTGTATTGACCTAGACGACTGCGTACTTGACGGCGTTATTTCGGACGAAGCGCAGAACCTCATCAACTCGTTTCCTGAGACGTTCGTGGAACTGTCTCCATCTCGACGAGGGTTACACCTATGGGGCCTTGGCAACGTCGGGGTTGGAAGAAGATTTGAACGCGACGGGTTGAAGATTGAAGTCTACGGAACTGGAAGATACCTCACTGTTACAGGAAAGACACTCATCAAAGCTCCGCTTGCAGAGCTACAACTTGAAGACTTGATAGGCTAAAACAATGGCTAACCCCGCAAAACCAACTGAGCAAAAAAGACTAACGGGCAATCCCGGTAAAAGACCAATGCCAAAAGCAACTGAAATGATGGCCGTTCCGGGCGGTAGGGTCGACCCAATTCGACCGCTTGATTACGCAGGGCAACAGCTATGGGACTCCGTGTTTTCTGCCGGAGAGATTTGGATTAGTAGCAGGACGGACATTCACTTGTTGCAAATGACAGCAGAGCAGCTCGACAGGCGCGAGTCGCTTCGTAATGCGCTAGTTGAAAGCCCAACAGAGAATTCGGTGCTTATGAGGCTTGCAGAGATTGAGAAGGCTATAGCCGGAAACCTTGGCTTGCTTGGCTTCACGCCTAGCGACAGGAGCCGACTAGGGCTTGCAGAGATAAAAGCTAAGTCTAGGTTGCAAGAATTATTAGAGCGTAATGGGTAACGCTTGGCCTCCTGCGTGGCTGACCCCTGTTGAAGCCGCGTCTCTAGCCGAAGGTAAAGGCAACCTAGCAGTCGACTTCATTGAAGCGTTCGGCATTATTACTAAGGATTCGATAGCGGGGCCGCAAGGGTCACAGCTCATTTTGCGCGACTGGCAAAAGAACTTGATTCGACACCTCTATGCAGGCGACGGCAAGGGCGGATTCGCTTCAAAAATTAGCCTCGTGGGTATGCCCCGTAAGCAGGGCAAAAGCGCCATGGCGAGCAGCCTCGCCGTTTTCGACACCTTCTTTGGCCCTCGCGGTGGAGAGGTTTATTCGGTAGCTGCCGAAAAGGAGCAGGCCCGGATTGTCTTCAACGACGCCAAGAAAATGATTGAAGCTAACGAGGAGCTTTCCAGCCAAGCCAAAATCTACAGAGACGCTATCGAGATACCAGCGACAGGCTCTGTCTACCGCGTTCTTTCAGCCGAAGCTTATTCAAAAGAAGGCTACAACTCAACCGCTGTCTGGGCTGACGAGGGTCACGCTATGGCCGACAGAACCCTGTTTGATGTTATGTCTCTGTCTATGGGAGCTAGAGGAAACAAGGCTCACTTAGTAATGATTACAACGGCAGGACGTAAGTCCGACCAGACAGGCGGCGACTCAATCGCTTACACGCTTTACCAGACAGGGCAAAAGATAGTCAACAAGGAGATACAGCCGTCGATGTTTATGGCATGGTGGGAGCCTCCTAAAGACGCTGACTACAAAGACCCTGCAACTTGGGAATTGGCTTCACCCGGATACGGGGATATCTGCGCAGCGGAAGACTACGAGACTGCGATAAAAATAACTCCTGAAGCAGAGTTCAAAACAAAGCGCCTCAATATCTGGACGAACACAAAGACCGCTTGGCTCCCAGCCGGAGCTTGGCAGGCGATTGAAGAAGAATTTGAAATGTTGCCTAGCGACGAATACGTCCTTGGCTTTGACGGTTCTTGGAAGAACGATAGCACCGCGCTAGTCGCAGTTATTCTGCCTCGTTTTGAAGACGACATTTATCGAGCGGTAAGGGTTGCGAGTTGGGAAAAGGATTTTGCTATACATGATGATTCTTGGATTGTCGACAAGAAAGAAGTAGCCAAGGCGGTTATGGACTTCTTCGACAAGCAACCCAACTGTAAAGAAATGGCCTGCGACCCTTCATACTGGGAGGACGAAATGTATCAGTGGTCGGAGTACGGCATCCCTGTTGTGGAGTATAAGAACACGCTGTCCAGAACCGTACCCGCAACCTCTAAGTTGTTTGAAGCAATTATGAATAAGAAGCTTAGGGTTCAACATGATGGAGCCATGACGAGGCACATGGAAAACTGCATCCTAAAAATCGACGCTCAGCGCGGCGCTCGTATTACAAAAGACTTCCGTAACCCTAAGCTTAAGATAGACTTAGCAGTGGCCCTAATGATGGCGTTTGACCGCGCAACCGTTAGAATGGAAGAAGCACTCGTGCCACAAGTTTATGTATAGGCGGTAATTCTTGGCAAACGTATTCGACAGGTTCTTCTCTAAGAGGGCGCTCTCGTATCAAAGTATTTGGGCAGCAGGCGGAGATGTGGACGGCGGAACTATTGCAGGAACCTCTGTCAATAGCGAAACTGCCTTTTCGATAAACGCTGTCTACTCAGCAGTCTCACTAATTAGCGACACGGTAGCAAGCCTGCCTGTTGATGTTTATGTTCGCAGAGACGGCGCTCGTTACCCGTTCAGACCTTCTCCTGCGTGGATTCAAAAGCCGGACGTTGACACAACAAAAGAAGCTTTTTGGGGTTCGATAATTGTGAGCATGCTAATTGACGGAAACGCTTTTATCAGGGTCTTCTCTAATGACCGAGGCGAAGTAGTAAATCTGAGCGTGTTGAACCCTCAGAACGTGGAGATAACTCGCAACGGTCTAGGTCAGGTTATGTACCGACTAAACCAAGACGACCAGCTCCTAAGCAGTGAGCAAGTAATCTTTGTTCCGGATGTCGTAAGGCCGGGCAACATTCGTGGGATTAGTCGAGTCGAAGCGCTCAAGGAAAACTTCGGATTAGCAAAAGCACTTGAAGCTTATGCAGCCAAGTTCTTCGGCGATGGAACTCAGACTTCAGGAGTTATTGAGTTTCCGGGAAACCTTACAGCCGACCAAGCCAAGAACCTGCAGACAGGATTCGACTCTCGTCATTCAGGTTGGAAGAAGTCACACAAGACAGCCATCCTCTCAGCCGGGGCCAAGTATACTCAGACAAACACGGAGAACGACAAGGCGCAGTTCTTAGATTCTCGTCGTCTTGCAATAGAAGATGTTGCACGGGCGTTCCGCGTTCCAAGCAATATGCTAAACCTCCCCGGCTCAAATACTTTTAGCTCGGTTGAGCAAAACAATTTAGCCTTTGTGACACACTGCCTGCGACCAATAATCGCAAAACTCGAAAGCGCCTTTAGCCCGTTGATGTCCAGAACCTCCGGAGGAGAGAACGCTTTCCTCAAGTTCAACATTGACGGACTGCTTAGGGCTGACATACAAAACAGAATGTCTGCTTACTCCACTGGACTTCAAAGCGGGTTCCTAAGTGTAAACGACGTTCGCCGACTAGAAGACCTTCGTCCCATAGACGAGAAAAGCGCCAACATGCCAAGGGTTCCACTTGCTAATGTCGGAATAGATTCAGCCGACCTAGTAGCAACTGACAAGAAGGTCTCTATGGCCTCCAAGCTGGTTCTGGCGGGCTTTGACCCCTCAGAGGTCTTAGTGGCCATGGGACTGCCTGCCGTGGCTCACACGGGGCTACCAAGCGTCCAACTGCAGGGGATAGCACAAGTTGACCCTGAAGACCCAACAAGCGCTTACGGCGTTGAGTAGAGAAGGCAGGAAAATAAATGGCACTTATCAACGGCACCAACGGCATACCAGCCACGAACCTAAAAGTGGCAGCAGCGCCTAAAGCTCAGGTTGAACCACCCAAGCCCGTAATCGAAGAACCAATCGCTAAGGTGGAAAACTTCAAGCCTAAAGGTGTAAAGATGGTAAACTCAAAGAAGACTAATTGAAGGACGGCATAGTGTCAGGCATTGAGCAACGAGTAACAACTACCGAGTTTGAAGTCCGGGAAGAAACGGACGGGATGCACTTCAGCGGGTACGCCGCTATGTTCAACTCTCCGAGTCTTCCGCTTCCGTTCACCGAGCGTATTGCTCAGGGTGCTTTCAAGCGTTCGCTAAAGTCCCGCAATGACGTTAAGTTTCTTTGGAACCACGACTCCGGAGAAATTCTAGGCTCGACTCGCGCGAAGACTCTAACCCTTACCGAAGACGACAAAGGTCTTATGGTCGGAGGTATTTTGCCTAACACGTCACGAGGGCGGGATGTTGCCGAGTTATTGCGCCGCAAGGATGTAGACGCTATGTCATTCGGCTTCAGCGTTCCTACAGGTGGAGATGCTTGGTCGAGTGACGGAGCGGAACGAACACTAAACTCGGTACGGCTTTTTGAAGTTAGCTTGGTTGGAAATCCTGCATACACCGCAACTGCTGGAACAGTATCTGTTCGGAAGTTCGCAAGGGCAGCAGAACGAGCAGCGGTTAGCGTTGACGCACTGGCTGATGCATTAGGAAAAATTGAAGACGGGCTAAACATAACCGAAGAAGAACAAGGACTTCTCAACCAAGTTATTACAACTTTGGCTCCTGAAGTTGAAGTTGTTGTAGAGCCAGAACCTGTCGGCGACCTTGGCTTGCTCGCACTAAAAAAGAAGAAGCTTGAGCTTCTAATGAAAGGTATGTAATGGCTACGAAAGAACAAATCACAAAAGCTATTCTCAAGGCAGCCGGAAACCCGGACACCGGAGTAGTTCGCGTAAACGCAGAAAAGTGGGCGGAAGCAATCGTCGCACTAGACTCAGAGACTCCACCGAAAGCCAATGAAGGCGAAGACGTGGTGCAGGAAAGCGCTCCATTTGAGAGGGCTAAAAAAGAGGTTCGTGTAACCAAGCCGACTGAGATTCGCTAGTCGCCAAGCAACAAACCTCTACCCCGTTAGCCTTTCTTGGTGCTAACGGGGTTTCCTTTTAACTAGAACAAGTGTTCGATAACACCTTTTGACAACCAAAGACAAACAGCCACACAGACACCCCTAGCAGCCTCGCTAACGGCTTTGACCCTACTCTTAGCCACAACCACGCAGCCATCACAGCGAACGTCCGACCTGAGCGAAATGGTGGGTCTTGCCCAGTGAACACGCACCCGAACAAGTGTTCGAATAAAACACTAGTTGTTATCTAATTGTGATAACTAGTTTATTGAAAGACTTGTGTTGTGGCTTGTTGTCGACTAATGTAATTGCTAACGACAGCGAAGGGAAACAAAATGAACGAAATGAACAAGCTAGTAACTGCAGCAGAATACGCAAAAGAGATTGCAGGTAGCAGAGTAATTTTCAACAGCCAAACCTCTGAAGAATATACCAACCCTGCATTTGTTTCCTTACACTTTGAAAATGGCTTTAGAGTTGCTTACCAAATCAAAAACGACATTACGACAATTACTCACTGGATGTTCAAAATTCACGTCGAGTTTGACGGTCGGCACATCGTTTAGTAAAACAGTCAAAGAAGACTAACCCCGTTACCGTACATCTTGGTAACGGGGTTTCATTGTGCGCACCTGTTGTAAACTATTTGTATCGGATAAGAGTTAGCTCTGCCGACCTTGCTGTTGAGCGTTAACGCCACTGCACCTAAATGCAAATAACCTAACAAGGAGACTAAATGTCTGAGTTCATTAAGACTCAGCACGAAGTGCGCACCAACCTTATTTCACAGGTCAGAGAAGTTATCGACTTCGCTGAAACTGAAGGTCGCGGACTAGACGCTGCTGAACTAACAAAGATTGACGCAATCGAAGCCGACATCCGTAAAGCGGACGACAGCATCACTATTGCTCAGCGTTCCGAGGAGCGCAACGTAGAAGCTTCCGTAGCTGCTAAGGGATTCATTCCTTCGGTATCTGAGGAACGTTCTGCAACTGACATCTTCCGCGCACTTGCTTCAGGCGACCAGCGTGGACACACCTTCGAGAAGCGTGCCGCTCTAGCGCCTTCTGCGAACACCGTCCCTAAGTCGTTTTATGACGAAGTGTTTGACGTTGCTCGTTCCGTGGGAAATATGTTGGAAACTTCCGACATTATTCAGACAACTTCAGGCGAAGACCTAACTATCCCAACCTTGTCTGCCTATTCCGCTATGACCCTAAAGGGCGCAGGCGCGTCACTTGCAGACGTAGAGCCTACCTATGCAAGCATCACGCTTGGCGCTTACAAGTACGGCGGAATCATTCAGGCAGCTAACGAGCTAGTAACTGACGCAGGGTTCAACCTTGGCGCACACCTAGCACAGCAGGCTGGAAACGGAATGGGCTACGCAGTCAACGAAGCCCTAACAACTGGAACCGGTTCTTCTCAGCCAAACGGTATTGTCACTGCTTCGGCAGAAGGCATCACCGGAGCGACTGGCGTAACAGGTGCGTTCACAGCGGACGACATCATTTCGTTGATTTACTCGGTTGACGCGGCTACGAGGCGCAAGCCAAGCATGGCAGTGATGATGAACACCAAGTCCATCGGCGAAGCTCGCAAGCTGAAGGACACTGCTGGAAACTACCTATACAACATCTCTCAGGTAGGCCCCGGAGGTCAGGACACATTCGCCGGCTTCAATGTAGTAGAGAACCCTCACATGGCTGACACCGCACTGGATGCGAAGTCGGTACTAGCAGGTTCATTGGACAGCTACAAGGTTCGCCTTGCAGGTGGCTTGGACGTTGCATCCTCAACTGAGTTTGCTTTCCAGAACGACCTAACAACTTGGAGATTCCTTCTTCGTGTTGATGGCAACTTGACATCTGACTCAGAGGTCAAGCACTTTGTCGGAGGCGCAAGCTAACCCAACAAAATAGACCGAGGCCCCGTTAGTTTGTAGATTGCTAACGGGGTTTCGCTATGGTACGATTTAGGGGCTATGTTATTTTCCCTTCATAGTTCCTTCGTTGTAGAGAAGCCCCTGCTAGAAATAGTGGGGGTTTTTCGTTACCTAGTGTTTCTAAGTTAGACTAGAGCTTGGAGGTTTACATTGGCACTAACAAACGCATACTGCACTCTAAACGAGGTAAAGGCTTCTCTAAGAATCCTAGTTAGCGACACCGTCGACGACGACCTTTTGGAGCTTGCTATTGAGAGCGCTAGTCGAGACATCGACCAAGCGACAGAGCGACAATTTTTTACTACAGAGACTCATCGGTTTTTTACCCCTCGCAACACTATGGTTTGTGACATAAATGACGTTTCGGCCTTGACTTCAATAAAGACAAGCTCCGGTGCGGATGGAACTTATGACACAACTTGGGCAACTAGCGACTACCAGCTAGAGCCACTTAACGGGATAGCAGGCGGACAAGTCGTTCCGTTCGACGCTATTCGCGCAGTCGGCGACTACGGGTTCCCAATAAGCGGGGAAGAAGTTACCGTAAGAGTTGAAGGAACCTTTGGGTTTGCATCCGTCCCAATAGCAATCAAGCAAGCAACCGTCCTCCTTGCTTCTAGAATTTTCAAGCGCAACGATTCACCGGGTGGAGTAATGGGCTTCGGAGATATCGGGGTAGTTCGTGTTAGCAAGTTCGACCCAGACATTGAGAGACTAATCAACCCTTACAGGAAAATTAGGTTTGCATGACTATCGCTGCAATCCGCGAAGGTATTGCCACTAACCTAAGAACCGTTTCTGGGCTTCGGGTCTTTGAAGAAATTCCCGACCAAGTAGCACCTCCTGCCGCAATCGTTAGCTTGAACTCAATTCAGTATCATCAAGCTTTTGCAGGCGGACTCAACATCTATTCATTCACTGTAAGGGTCATTGTGGGACGAGCAGCCGAAAGGCAGGCTCAGCGCTACCTAGACCTCTACTCAGAACCAACAGGGGACTCATCCTGCAAGAGTGCGATAGAATCTAATAGAACACTTAGCGGTGCTTGCCAAGACCTAATCGTCGAGTCAATGCCCAACATTGGTTCAATAACTGTAAACGAAAGCGATTACTTGGCAGCGGAATTCGCTGTCACCGTCTACGCATAAAAGGAGAACAAATTGGCAAAGTACGTAGTAACAGGAAACAATGTATCAATCGGTGGAACCGACGTTAGTGGAAGCGTTGCTCGTGCAGAGCTAACGATTACATCAACCGAAGTAGACGTTACCGACTTCGCTTCAGGTGGATTTACTGAGGTCGTAGGTGGACTAAAGTCCGGCTCACTATCTCTAGACTTTCACAACGATTTTGGCTCCGGCGCACTAAACACCGTGCTAACCGAAGACCTAGTTGGAACCTTAGTTGAGATTGTCGTGATTGCAGGAAACGGTTCAAGCGCTTCAGCAGACACCCCTAGCTACACGGCTGACTTCTTGATAAATTCCCTAAGCCCTGTATCTGGCGCGGTTGGAGATTTGTCAACATTCAGTGTAACTTTCCCTATGAGTGGTACAGTCACAAAGGCAGTCACATAACAATAGGAGGATAAGTTGAAAATAAATCTACAGATAACCCATGAGGATGGCGCGACCAAGGACACAACTTGCAACGCCGCCGACATGGTTGCTTTTGAAAACAAGTTCGGAGTCAGTATCGCGGCTATGAGTAATGACCCAAGGATGAGCTATTCGCTTTTCTTGGCTTGGCACTCACAAAAGCGGACTGAAGAAACGAAGCTTACTTTTGAGAAGTGGCTAGAATCAGTCGACATGGTTGGAGCTGGCGAAGACCCAAAATAATTGGGTTAGGCGACTCCTCTGCTCATTGGTTTATTGCAGGTATCGCTTGTGAAACAGGTATTGCCCCTAGTGTGTTGATGCAAGAATCCGAAAGGATGTTGTGGACAATGCACCGCTGGATGGTTGCAAAAAACCTTCCGAGTAAATAGAGAAGCCCTTCCTTCGGGGAGGGTTTCTTTGTTAGGTAGAATAGAAGCAGGAGAGACTTATGGCTGAAACTTATTTATCAGGTGAAAAAGAAGCAATGCGGGCGCTTAGGGATTACGAAAAAAGCCTGCTGCCTGCACTGCGAAAAGCAATGAACACTGAGCTAAGCCCAATTCTAAATCCTATTGAAAACTCTATAAACTCCTCCGACACAACTAGGCTAAAAAGCGCTATGCCGGGAATGTTCCACGACGGACGGACGGCTTGGTCAGGCGTAGATGTGAAAGCACGCGTAAGCCTAAGACCTAAAGACCTTATCTTTATTGAAGGTAAAGGGCGAAGTAACGGGATGGGCAAGCAGGTTGGTTTCGAGTACGCGGAGCTTGCGGGTATCGAGCGCAGAGCGCCACGTCCTGTTTCAAAAGGTTGGGGTTCCAGCTCCGTCGGTTACCATTCATACATATACAACGGACAGGGTAAGGCTTTCAATAAGAAGCTAGGGGCAACCTTCGGTAAGCCGGGTCGTTTCTTGTGGACGCGCGTACTAAAGCGGAAGCCTGAGATTGAAGCCAAGGTCGAAAAGATTGCAGAACAATTTGGAATCCAGCTTTCAAGAAAAATAAACTCAAACGTGAAGAACTAGGCGGGGCATAGCTTATGGCAATTAAGATTCGGATTGTTTCCGACTTCGACAACAAGGGAATCAAAGGCGCAACTGTAAGCCTAGACAAGCTTTCCAAGTCCGCTGGTATTGCACTAGCCGCCGTTGCCGCTTCAACTGCCGCAATCGCAGTCGCATCCGTTCGAGAGTTCGCTAAGTTCGACGGCGCACTAGTTAAGTCTCAAGCCATTATGGGCGACCTAACGAAGACCATGGAAGACGACATGGCGAACGCGGCTAGAGAAGTCGCCAAGGTTACAACCTTCTCAGCCGAACAAGCGGCAGAGTCATTCTACTTCTTAGCTTCCGCTGGACTTGACGCTAAAGCCTCCGTTGCCGCGTTACCCGTTGTTGCCTCGTTCGCGCAGGCTGGTATGTTCGACATGGCGCTTGCTACCGACCTCCTAACGGACGCGCAGTCTGCCCTTGGTATGACTATCAAGAATGACGCAGTGGCAAACATGGAGAACATGATTGTTGTCTCTGACACGCTTGCTAGGGCCTCGCAGCTTGCTAACGCAACTATTCAACAGTTCTCCACATCCCTAACTTCTAAGGCTGGAACGGCCCTAAAGTCTGTCGAAAAGGACATCACCGAAGGAGCCGCCGCGCTTGCAGTATTCGCCGACGCAGGTGTAAAGGGTGAGCTTGCAGGTACGCAGCTAACCAACACAATCTTTGGACTAGCTCGCAGAGCGCAGGCTGCTCCTGCTGCTTTTGAAGAACTAGGTATTTCTGTATTTGACTCCTCCGGGAAAATGAGCAACTTCGCAGACATAGCCGACGACTTCACCGAGTCGCTTGGCTCCATGACCGTAGAGCAGAGACTTGCAACGCTAACTCAAATGGGCTTCACAAAGCAGGCTCGAAACGGAATCCTGCTCCTAATGGACAACGGAGACGCGCTTCGAGACTACGAGGCAGAGCTAAGGAGGGCAGGAGGAACTGCTCAAGAAGTAGCAGACAAGCAGCTATCCAGCTTCAACGCCAAGCTTTCTCTGTTGGGTTCGGCGGTTGCGGACGTTGGTATTGATATTGGTAGCAAGCTAACGCCTCGACTAGAACAACTTATCCCTGTAATCCAAGACCTACTCCCGGAAATAGGCGACAAGATTGCAGCGGCACTTGCAAAGGTTGACTGGGAGGGCGCAACCGACAATGTTGCTAATTTCATAGTTGCCATTGTTGACAACATCGAAGAAATCGGTCAATTCATTAAGGTGCTAACGGCTGTCGCAGTTGGAATTGTTACACTCAACGCCGTTGTAAAGGTTGCTACAGGCTTGCAGGTGCTTTGGAACCTAGCAACAAAGGCCAACCCTTACGTCCTACTAGCTTTGGCAATCGGCGCAACTGCCACAGCTGCTGCTGGATTTATTGGACACCTAAGAGGACTCTCTGGCGGGCAAGAAGAAGTCAACAGGGCAACCGACGAAGCAAGGCGTGAGCTGCACAAGTTCAACAATCTTAGGCTTGATGGAGTAACAGGCGAGCTAAACGCAGCTACGGAAGCGGCACTGCGCTTGGCCGGGGTCAAGATTATGGCTCCGGGTGAGCTAATACCTGCATCTCCTACTGGTCAGAACAAGGGCTTGCCGGGCAACCCAAGACCGGGCCAAGTCTTTACCTCGTTCTACGGCGCACCCGGTGAAGAAGTTTGGTTCACAATGACTTGGGACGGTAACAAGTGGGGGCCTAGAGTTCCGATTGTTTACAACACACCATCAACAAGCCGAGTGTCTACAGGCCCAAGTGCAAAAGATGTTGCTTTCGAGCGTGTTCAAACAATGATAAAGTCCTCGCAAAAGCAGCTTGCTTCAGCGCAGAAGAATTACAACGACACGGTTGCAACGGCAAACAAAAACTACGCCGATTCGGTTGTTAGGTTACAGGCAGAGTTTGACAACAAGCTCGCAGGAATAGTCCAAGGTTCTCAAGACAGGTTGCGCAACGCATACCGCTCAGCCGTTGCGGTTGATGTTGGACAACTGTTTGACAGCAGCGAAGACAAGTCCGTAGACGGACTCATAACATCCATGACTGCCAAGCTAGACGCTTCCAAGGGGCTGCTGGAAAAGTCTGCCGACCTAGCCTCTCAGGGCTTTACACAAACCTTTATCGAACAAATCGTTTCAGCAGGAACCGAAACGGGCAACGAGCTTGCAGGGGCAATTCTTGAGTCAACTCCTGAGACAAAAGAAAACCTTCGCGCTCTGTTTGACGCGCTAGAAACTGAATCCAATTCAGGCATGGACTCACTAGCCGCTCAAATCTACGAAAAGCAGGGGTTGGCGACAGATGCCCTTCAGCAGCTATACGCGACCACTCAGCAGGATTTGGCAGGTGCGTTGGTAGAACAACAAGCAATCCTTGCCCTGTCGCTTGAAGACGCTGCTACGGCCTTATACGACTCTGTCGAAGAAATCAACTCAAGTATGCAAGAACAGGTTGCCGACATGGACGGCATGTTCGGCGGACTCGGAAAGACGATAGACCAGTTCTTAGCCAAGCTGGAAAAAATGAAAGACTTCGCTTTTGATAAGTCACTAGAGGCCGCCATGATGGACGGCGGTTCGTTTGGAGAGTCCGTCGAGACTGCAACCGCTGGACTCAAGGGCGCGGCAGGTATAGCGATTGACGCTGCAAGCGATGTTGACAACGTGCTTAGTTATCTAGACGACAGGATTAGACTAGCGGAGGGCTACGCTGGACTCGCCTCAACTAGCGCAGCTCAAAAAGCTTCGGCACTAGACACCTTGGCAGGTTTTCAATCTACAAGGACATCCCTCGCAGGGGTAAGCGCCGAAGCTGCTGTCGGAACCGTAATCAACATAAACGTAAAGGCGGACACCTCGCAGTCTCTAGCTATGGTCGGCAAGTCATTAGGTAACACGGTTGCTAAGTATGTAGCAGGCGGCGGGCAAGTTATCGTGAGTCCTGTCTAATGGCCGTACCTACGCCACTAGTCGAAATCGGGTTCGACCTAACGGACACCGGGCGCGGGCCGTTCTTTGTACTAGACGACACCACTAAAGGAGTCCTAGATAACACCGAGTGGCTACTAGGTGGAACCCTTTTCTATGACGTGACGGACAAAGTTAAAAGCATCTCAACTCAGCGTGGCAAGAACCGACAGCTAGACCAGTTCGACCAAGGGCTTGCAAACGTAGTCTTCAATAATAACGACAGAACCTTCGACCCGGAATTCGCTGCCTCTCCTTACTTCGGACAAATTATTCCTAAGCGCCAAATCCGAATAAGCTCCGGAGGCGTCCTGCAGTTCTTCGGCTTGATTGACGACTGGAACCTTTTTTATAATCCGGACGGGGATAGCACGGTAGCAGCAGCTTGCTCGGATGCAACCTCGTCTCTCGCAACTCAGTTCTTACCTGCAAGAACTAACGACGTTCAGTTTTCCGGCGACCGTATCAACACCATTCTTTCCTTACCAGAATTAGAGTGGCCTGCAAGTCAACGTGACATTGAAACGGGCGCGATGGAGCTTGGCGCTGACTCAATTCCAGTAGACACAAACGCACTTGCTTACTTTAGGACAATAGAAAAATCAGAACCCGGCTCGTTCTTTATTTCAAAAGCAGGCTCGGTTGTGTTTCGTGACCGCCGAACTCCCGCCACTTCAAACGAGGTAACGCTTGCCGACGACGGAACTGGCATCCCTTACTCAAACATTGTTGTCGAGTACGGCTCTGAGAATCTTCACAACGAGATTGCGCTTACTTCTTCCATAACCGAGACGCAGGCAATCGCTAGGTCGCTCGAATCTATACAGACTTACGGAATCTTTTCCCTAAACCAAACAGGCTTACTTGTCAACAACGACAATGAACTTATTGAAATGTCCAAGTTCTATGCGAACAAATACAAGGAGCCGGAGTATAGGTTCAACTCAATCGACATCCTGCTAGACCAGCGGACGGACGAACAGCAGGCACTTGCATTAGCATTAGAATTAAACGACGTTGTTGAAATAAAGTTTACGCCGAACGGAATTGCTCCGGCAATATCTAAGTACGCTGAAGTAATAAGAATTGACCACTCGGTCGACAATGTAAATCACGTCTTATCATTAGGGTTTGCGACACTCGCATTTAGTTTGTTTGTATTAGACGACACTCAGTTTGGTAAGCTAGATAGTGGAAACGCCTTGGCGTTCTAATAAGGAGTAATAATTGCCTAGAAAAGTTTGGACTGCCGGAGATGTTCTTGCAGCAGCGGATGTTAACACCTACCTTGGCGACCAAGTTATTTCGGTATTCGCCGACGCAGCAGCTAGAGATGCTTCGATAACCTCTCCGCTTCACGGGATGGCTTGCTACTTGCAGGACACTAACGCCTTGGAACTTTATGACGGTTCTGCATGGGCTGGCGGCGGTGACATAACTTCGGTAGTAGCCGGAACAGCTTTGACTGGTGGCGGCACGGGTGGCGATGTAACTCTAAACGTTGACCTAGCAGCCACAACAGCAGCGGCAGGAATCGCAAGCTTTGTCACAGATGCAACGACAGCGCGAACACTTACCACAGCAGCAGACGAAGGCAAGACACTTCAATTCACAAGCGGTTCGGCAACTGTCGTAACCGTAAACGCAAGCACCGACTTCACAGTTGGCGCAAGGGTTGACATAATCGCAGACGGTGCGGGCGAGCTAACTATCGAAGCGGATGGAGCAACTATCAAGGCAGCAGAAACTTCAACAACAACAGGTAGCTTTACAATCGGCGCTCAGTATTCAGCAGCAACACTTCTTTGTGTTGCAACTGACGAGTACCGACTAATCGGAAATGTGGCGGTGGTCTAATGAGCCTTATGTTATTGGGCGTACTCAACGCACAAGTTTCGGGCGGTTTAGCGCCTTTTGATTTGGAATACCTTGTTATCGGTGGTGGCGGTGCTGGCGGAATCATAGCAAGAGCAGCTGGCGGCGGCGGCGGTGCTGGCGGTTACAGGTCAAGCGTTGTTGGCGAATCGTCTGGTGCTAATTCATCGGCCGAATCTAAAATCACAATTACACCCGGTGATTTTTACACCTGCACAATAGGAGCTGGTGCTTTTGCGGTTAGAAACAATGGCAGCGAAAATGGAGAAAATGGAAGCAACTCGGTCTTTGCAACCATTACCTCGACAGGTGGCGGTGGCGGCGGCGCAACTATACCTCAAGACGGCGCATCGGGTGGTTCTGGTGGCGGCGGCGGCTCACTAAGTTATAGTAATGGAACTGGCGGCGCTGGTACTTCTTTGCAGGGCCTAGGCGGTGGTGCGGGTACGCAGGGCTACAACAATGGTGCGTCATCAGGCGGCGGTGGCGGTGGTGCGGGTGGTTCTGGTAATACTGGGTCGGTAAATAACGGTGGTTCTGGCGGCGCTGGCATTAGTTCTTCAATAACAGGGAGTTCAATAGCAAGAGCAGGTGGCGGCGGCGGTGCTGGCGGAGAGACTAGCGGCGGTTCTGCATCGGCGGGCGGTGGCGCTGGAACTGTGACTAGGGCCGATTCCTATGGCAACAGCGGCACTGTAAATACAGGCGGTGGTGGTGGTGGAAACAGTAATGGAACCACCGCCGAAGCTGGAAGCGGTGGTAGCGGGGTCGTTATCTTAAAATACACCGTAGACGCTGCAATAATTATAGGCGCTGGGCTTACGGCCTCAACATCAGTGGTCGGCGACTTTAACATTACGACAATTACCGCTGGTACTGGAAATGTTAGCTGGGAGTAAGAATGACTTATTACGCATTTTTAAATAAAGAAAGCATTGTAACGGAAGTAATTCTAGGCGTGGATAAAAACCAACTTATCGAAAATAAAGACGCGCAAAAATGGTATGCAGAATTTAAAAAACAAACCTGCATTATTGCTGATTCGCTTCTAAATGTAAATAGCAAGCCTGCAAACGTAGGTTACGTTTATTTTTCAGCTATAAATGCTTTTATTGAACCAAAGCCGTTTGACTCTTGGACTTTGGATAATGAAAAATGTCAATGGGTCGCGCCCGAGCCTTACCCCTTAAGCGACCTTCAAGAACCGCATCACGTTTGGAACGAGCCAACCCTTAGCTGGGTAGAGATAACAGGAGAATAAAAATGCCAATAACCTCAACAGGCGTGTCAGTAGGCACTTCAATAACGGCAGTATCAGGGCCATTCATTTCTAGCAAGGTTGTTTACTTGCAGTCCGGAACCGAAGGCGCTGCAACTTATGTTGGAGGCTCAGACGTATCGGCAAGCACCGGGATACTTCTAAGCGAAACCAACAACGCTGTTTTTCAGACCAACGCAGATGATACTCTGTATTGCATTTCTGATACTGTCGGCGCTGTTGTCAAGGTAGTGGAAGTCAAGTAACTATGTCGGACGAATCAACTTCGGTGCGTATTACTAATGCACAAGTTTATGAGAAGTTGATGGAAGTCAACGAGAATCAAATTGAAATGTTTGCAGAGTTACGGGGCTTGAAGTACCTCCCGGAAAAAGTTGCCGACATGGAGACTCGACTATCTAAAGTGGAGCTAATTGCTCGACTTGTCTACGGTGTCTATGGTGCAACACTAGGAGCGGTGGCGGTTGCGTTAGTGAGCCTGCTAAGTGGCTAAGCGACTAGCCGATTGGCGCTTGCCCTATGACGCTAAATACATAACCGCTCACTACGGTGAGATGAGTGCTTATCGCAGAGCGCACGGCATGCAAAGTCATTCGGGAACGGACTGGGCAAGGCCACGTGGAACCCGGATTCCGGCAATAGCAAAAGGAACTATTCGGTTGATACAATTTTCTGAAGTCCTTGGGTGGGTAATTGTACAAACCGCAATGGATAAGGACGGTGTTATCTGGTGGCTCGGTTATTGCCACATGGACAGCAAGCCGGGGTATTCGGTCGGACAGAAGCTACGCAAGAGTCAGACGGTTGGACTATTAGGGAACAGCGGTCAATCCTCTGGGCCTCACGTCCACGTGACAGCCTCTAGGACACTCAAGGGTGTATTCGGTGTCACGGCCGACAAGGTAGACGCTTACAAGCTAATTCTTGCCAATGTAAAGAAGCCCGTAAAAAGACCAGCGCCTGCGGTGGTTGCTCCTGTAGCAAAGAAAAAGACAGCTCCTAAGCCCGTACCCGGTGGGAATAAGCGCGGCAGGTTCTGGCACTTGTTCGGTGGTAAGTAATGAGCGCTATCCGTAAAAACATGGGCAAGCTGGTAGACGGTGCTTTCCTGCTCAAAGACGAGCCTGACTCCAAGGTCGGAGCAAGCTGGAAGTTTAGGCGCAAAATAATCTTTGGTTCTTACAGGTTAGGCTTCGGAATGATTGTCTTCGGCGCTCTGACTTTTCTTGTTGACCAGTGGGGCGTAGGTGTGACACTAATTACAGGTGGCGTATCTCTCATTTCAATCATTACAACGGCGTACACTGTAAGTGCGTCATGGCAAGACGGAAGAAACAACAATCAAGATTGGACTAATGGAGATGTTTAGCAAAAAATTTATCAACAGCGCAGGCGAACGAGCAGTCAAGACTTTTGCTCAGGCAGGGCTTGCTTTTCTTGGAGGCGGAACCGTTGGGTTGTTCTCAGTGGATTGGGTCGGGTTCTTTAGTATTGCAGCAGGCTCAGCCTTGTTGTCACTACTGACATCCATTGTCACTAAGAAGCAGCTATAACAACTTAATTGTTCTGGGCGCTTGTGCCTTATTGCTTTTGCGCAGGCGCTGTCGCTGTCGAGAGTTCATGCCTCCCCAAATACCGTGCGCCTCGTTGTTGACCAGCGCAAACTGCAAGCATAGCTCCCGAACAGGGCAAGCATTACAAAGCTGGATAGCGGGTTGCATTTGTGGGTTCGGTGTTCCACCTTCAGGAAACCAAGCGTCCGGGTCGGTTTGTTGACAGGCCGTTGAGCCGTGTTCGCGTATGCCGTCTGCTAGTGCAGTGAGTGCCTGTTCTGAGTTCATAAGCAAAAGGTAACCGCTCTAATAGAGGGTTGTCAAATTGGCTCTAGCTAGCGGTCTTGTGGCGAAGTTGCGCCCCAAATTCCATAGCGTTGATGCGTCTCCATAGCGTACGTAAAACATTCTTCGACCATTGGACACGCCTTACAAATTGCCTTGGCGGTCTTAGTGGCGACAGCCCTAGCCTCCGGTTCGCTTATGTCTTCAGGAAAGAAAACGTTCGGCAGTCTCTGACACTCAGGGTCGTTCTGGTTGACCAGTTTCAAAAAAACCATATATGGGCTTGATAAGTTTCCGTGTTTGACCATGTAATTAGCCTATCGTGTTTCAAAATGAGTGTTACACTTAACAAAAAGCACCCGGCGATGGCGTTCACCACCCCGGGGCATGAGCAGACTTATTAGGAGTCCACTATGAACCAGTCTAAGGCTTGCACTAAGTGCCGTCAAACCAAATCATTCAGTGATTTTCCTAAAAGGACTTTGTCAAAAAACGGGTTGGCCCCGAAGTGCAAAACGTGCGCATCTACTTACCGTGCCGCTTATTTTCAAGACAACAAAGCCGCGCAAACATTGAAAAATAAAGAGTGGCGCAAAAATAACATTGACCACCTAAAAAGTTACAGACAAACCAACGCTGAAGCAATAACGGCAAAGGCTAAGGAATGGGCAAAAAAGAACCCCGAGAAGATAGCCGCACAAAACAGGGCATATCAAGGGGCCAACCGTAAAAGTATTTCCGCCAACAAAAAGGCTTATTACCAAGCCAACCTTGAGGAATCAAGGGCTTACCGCCAAGTCAACAAGGAAAAACTTGCAGCCCAAAACAAGGAATGGCGCAAGGCTCATCCCGAAAACATAAGCCTTATTAGACAAAGACGACGTGCCCTAGGGCTAAGCAACGACGTGTTCAGGGTGACCCCAAAAGAGATGGGCAGACTATATGCCTTACCCTGCGCTTATTGTGGTTTTCCTAGCAAGCACGTAGACCACGTAATACCAGTTTCTCGCGGCGGAACTCATGGGATAGGAAACTTGACAGGCGCGTGCGCTAGTTGTAATTTATCTAAAGGGTCAAAGCTTATAACCGAATGGAAAAAAGTCAGAGGTTGGTGACAGACTCAGCTTAGTCAACAAAGGAGAGAAATGGAACAACACACACCTGAAGTATTCAACAATGCGAAACTGGTCGGAGTATTCAATCCGGGTAGCGACGAGTGGCACGCAGCTAGGGCTGAAGGTCTAGGCGGCAGTGAGATAGGCGTAGCTATGGGGCTTAGCCCTTGGCAGAGTGCCTATTATTTATGGGCGGTAAAGACGGGTCAAATAGAACCTCGCGCTGTTTGGAATTGGGCTATAAGATTTGGGCAGAAATTTGAGGAGCCGATTATGGAACTGTTGCAGGAGGAACATCCCGACTGGGATATCTACTCCACTGGAACCTACTCCAATAACGAGCGTCCCTTTATGCACGCTAACCCCGACGGCTTGGCTAAGGTGAATGGAGAGTGGGTCATAGTCGAGGTCAAGACCTCTCGGAACTACTGGCACGAAGTACCTCCTTCTTACATCCAGCAGGTTCGGTATTACATGTCGGTAATGGAAATCAAACGCGCAGTCATTGTCGGAGTAGTCAACATGGCTTGGGTTGAACATTGGGTTGAGTGGGACGACTTCGAGCAAGATGTTCTGCTAGACCAAGCTGCTAGATTCTGGAAGCACGTTACCGAAGGAACCGCTCCGGATTGGGACGGCTCCGCTTCGACTTATGAGGCGGTCAGAGAAATGCACCCGGACATAAACGATGAGGAGATTGAGGTCGATGGGATACACAATCTATCTATTGCTCAGGCAAATTTTGAGCAAGCAGAGGCAGAGTTTTACAAGCAAAAGTCTCAAGTCCTAACCGTTATGGGCAAAGCGAAACACGCATATTTTGAACACGAAGGTAGCAAGATTCGTGTTGCTTCACGGCAAGCACGTAATGGTGGCCGACCTTACCTAGTAGTAAACAAGAAGGGAAAGTGATGCAAGTCTTTTTGGGAGATACCGTAACGCTCAACAAAGGGGAAACATACATTACAGGCCCGGTATCGGGAGTTGTCTTAGACGACCGACGTGAACTTGAAAGGGTTTACATTGAGGGCATTGACCAAGCGTTCTACATGAGTCGCAACTGGAAATTTGTCGAAGAAGAAAACGAAGAAGAAGAATGGGACGAGGAAAACTAATGCCAAAATTTGATTTGAGCAAATACGCAACTGTTGCAGAGCGCTTGCAAATGGTGTACGCAGAGTACCCAGACGCAAGAATGGTGACAGAGAACCTAACGACACCACAAGACAGGGCCGTTTCTACTTGGGTAGTCAAGGCTTCTTTGTATCTAACGGCAGGCGACCAAGCTAACAACTTAGCTAAGGCAACTGGACACGCCTTCGAGGTGGACGGAACAGGAGGGGCTAATCAGACTTCAGCTTTGGAAAATGCGGAAAGCTCAGCTTGTGGGCGCAGCATGGCTTTGGCGGGCTGGTCGGGCGACAAGACATCCCTAGCTTCTAGAACCGAAATGGAAAAGGTGGAAAGCGGGGTCACTCCTAAGCCTCACGACGTGCGTGACCTGTTAGGTGAAGCTGCTAATCTTGAAGACGTAGAAACTCTCCGGATGCTCTATGCACAAGCTAAGGCTGCGGATTATCCCAAGGCTGTTTTGGAAGGAATAAAACTCCGTGCAGAATCTCTCGATACTAGTGGCAAAGGTGGCGGAAATTGAAGACGCTTACCTGCAAGCCGCTCGGTTGGGACAGCTTGACAGAGCGCAGTTCTGGAACCATGAACTCATACATCACTTGTTGGTGCTAAGTGATTCCCTCAGAGATACAAGCGCAACTGACGGAACTGACAGCGGAGAACACGAAGGGCTTTGAAGCTCTTTATTTAGCTGAAGTTCGACTGGCCGAAGCAGAACACCTGCTGGACACTATCGAGCAAAAGGCTTTTATCAAACATCAAGGCACGGTTGCGGACAGAAACGCACTGGCACGCCTTGAGGCTGCCGACGTTCGACTACAACGGGACTTGAGGAAAGCAGAAGCAAATCGTGTCAGGCTGAAAATCCGAAGTCTAGAAACGGCAATCATGGCTTCAGGTACTCAGGCAAAACTAATCCAGTCAGAGCTTCGAGCATGAAGGCGGCGGAGATTAGGAAACTGCGAGCGCGTGATTTGTACTGCTGGCACTGCGGGGAATCCGACCAGCTTGTACCTCACCATGTCCAAAACCGAGGAATGGGTGGCTCAAAGATTGCCGACAACCTACAGAACGTGATACTAATCTGCGCTGAATACAATGGCGCGATGGAAAGCGACGCACTAACGGCAGAGTATGCCAGAGACAACGGTCACAAAAGTTCTAAGTTCTCAGCACCGGGACATCCGATATTAGACCAAGTAACGCTCAGGTGGTACACGCTGGATAAGGCGGGCAACAAGACCGAGTGCGAGCCTCCTTCTTACCTGATTTAGAAACCCGTAAAAAAACTTTGGGAATGAGCTTGACACTCGTTGTTATCTAATAGTAGAGTCTAGGTAACAACAACGAAGGAGACAGAATGACAAGCATCAAAATCACTTGGAAGGCAAGCTTCCACCCAGCCACAGGATTCACAGGAGAAGACACACAAGCTTCTTTGGTTTACAACTTCGGCAACCTAAGCGACACCCAAATCTGTGACGCAATCTACCAGCAGACCAACCTCTACAGCGGAGACGCTTGGGAGCTAATCAAGTTGGTTTTGCCAGAGGCTCGCACCCACACTGCTCTCAGCCTTATGTCTGGCCCAAAGGTCGACGGCGAGTTCACAGACATCGGCGACTTGGTATCGGTCGACGGTCGCACCTACTCAATGACAACTAACGGATGGAAAGGAGAGGAGGCTTAGGCCCTCCTCTCAGAGACGGAGAGAAAAAAATGACTACATACTACGAAGCATTTCAAGAAGCAAAAAGAGCAGCTACACTCGCACTAGTCAACGCAGGGGTCGACCCAATGACAGTCGTCAGTGACACCGGGCAGAGTTGGGTTGTCAATGAGGGCCTTTGCGGTTTCGCTTGGGTGTCGATTCCGGTTGACGCTCGCACCAAGCACGGCAAGGCAATCAAGTCACTTGGAGCAGGCAGGTCTAGCGAGGGTGGGATGCGCTTTTGGAGCAGCGACTTGGTTCCAGATTACAGAGGACAGTCTTACGAGCGACAGTTGGCAGGCTGCAAGGCTGCTGCTGAGGTTTTTATAGGCTACGGCATCCAAGCACACGCCGGAGGCAGGCTCGACTGACAAAGGCGACGCTAAGGGCTTAGGCCCTTGCCTCACTCACAACGAACAAGGAGTAAAAATGAATCTACAATTCAGCGACCTAGTGCAAAAGCTAGAGGCGGAGCGCAACGACATAAGCTACCGGAGCCACTTTACGAAGCCGGAAGTCAAGGTCATAACCAAGACAATGAAGGTTGTGCCGGAGAGGTTTAAGCGTACTTATTTCCACGCGGGCCGCTATTCGGCAGGCGACCGAGACAGCCTTGCAACAGAGGCTTGGGCAGAATACGAGAAGCAGGAGGGGTTGAGCTAATGCCAATAATTAGGAACCCCGATTCTTTCGAAGACCCTTACACTCGCATACCTAATTATTGGGTAAGGGACAGCCGGCTGTCACTAGCAGCCATTGGGCTTATCACGCAGATAATGTCTCATTCTGTAGGCTGGTCAATCTCTCAAGAGTCTCTGGGCCGCGCCAACAACGTGGGGCGTGACAGCATACGCACAATACTCAATGAGCTAATGGAGCATGGGTACCTAACGCGTTCTGATGAGCGTGAGCGTAATAGCTCAGGCCACCTTGGTGGTTACACATACTGGACAAGCTCGCCAGTATCCAGCGATGCAACCACGACGGCTGAACCTACGTTGGCTGAACCTACGTTGGCTGAGACCGCACATAAGAAGAACATTCTTAAAGAAGAACAAGTTAAAGAAGAAACCCTTAATGCGAGTGTTGATGAGGAATTTCAAGAACAGTTCAAAAAGTTCTGGGAGCTATACCCTCGGAAGATAGACAAGGGACGAGCAGTGAAGGACTTTAGAAGCGCTTTGAAAAGGGCAAGCTTTGAAGTTATCTTGGCAGGTGTCGCCGCGTACAAGGACGACCCTTACCGAAAGCCTCAGTTCACTAAGTACCCTTCGTCTTGGCTCAATGCGGATGCTTGGGATAACTTCATCACCTCACCAGAAGCCCGCGTTGCCACCGAGGAGCGACGAACTAAGGACTTGGCATACAAAGACAAGTACCTAGAAGACCAACGCTCACAGGAGGCGCTGAGCGCTCCTGCTCCTAAGTGCGAACACGGCAATACAGTTGCACTTTGTCGGAGATGTCTGGCAAGATAGGTTTTGTGATTACTCAATGCACGAGATGCGGCTGGACATGGGAGGCTAACGCTAACCGGAAGACGCACGAGCGCTGCGAGTCTTGCCGTGCAAGAAAATCGCAAAAGGTAAACAACTGCATTGTGTGGCACGGACATTTTGCGGAAGACATGGTCACTCCAATTCACGACGACGGGCTAACGGTACTTCCGGGAGTCAGGACTTGTGGACAGAGTGACTGCTGCAACCCTGCACACATCGAAAGGTAAACGAAATGGCAAAAATAACAATCGAAGACGCGAAGGTATTCAAGATAATCGAAGGCTACGGCTTCCGGGCAGTCGAGGAATTCAAGCTTCGCAACGGTGAAGACGCTAAGCGCTACTTCACAATTTGGACAGACCAGCAGGTTACCGAGGGCCAGACATTCACAATCTCCGGCGACCTGTCCGTAAAGATTGAGGAATACACAAACCGAGACAACGAGGCTAAGACCTCCGCAGCGGTTCACGTCAACAACGCACAGCTAAAGGCTGACGCTCCATTTTAACAAGAACCTACGCCGAGTTCGAGGTTAGCGGAGTAGAGCCAGCACCACAAGGTTCGAAACGCTACCTCGGAAACGGCAGATTCATTGAGGCAAGCAAGAAGCTTGAGCCTTGGCGCGAGGCAGTTGCTCAGGCAGTACGGGAGGTGTTTATACAGACGGGTGACGACACCCCGTTCACTGAGGCCTGCCAAGTAGAAGTGACCTTCATCCTTCCCAAGCCCAAGACGGTCAAAAGAGACTTACCAACAGTCCCACCTGATGCAGATAAATTATGTAGGAGTTTAGGAGATTCCATGTCGCTTCCACGTTTTGCAGTTTTACTAGAGGACGATTCTCTCATCTGCAGGTGGGATGCGCGCAAGGTGTACGGCACTCGCGAGACTATGGGCTGCAAGGTAATCATCACATTGTTTACAGAGTAATCATCACCCCTCTATAAATTCTTTTAAGAATCTTTGTAAATAAGCTTGACACTCGTTGTCACTCCTTGTTACTATTGGAGTACAACAACAAAGGAGACAAAATGAACAAGACATCCAAAGCAGAGCTAGTTACAGTAATGGAAGAATACGGCGAGATGAAGGCGAAGTTAACCGCTCAATTCTTCGACACCGACACTATGACACGTGAAGATTTTATTATAGGCATCGCCACAATAAACCAGTCGGCAGAGTCATTTCTTGCCAACTGGGAGGAGGCGTAAAAATGAGCAAGCAAAGAGCTTACGCACTAGCCACAAAACTAGGCGCAACGATTGAAGACGACGGATTTGTCTTTCAGCTTGAAGCTCCTGCCGGGATGGTTCTCTCCGGTAGCCAGCAGCACACCTCTTGCTTCAGTTACGAGGACGGCATCAAAGACCCTTGGAGTGGCCGAACGGTCTGGCAGGACATCATTAGTGAGCTGTCTCACGGAGTCGAGGTTGGCTGCTTAGATAATTCCTGCGACCGATACAAGAACTGCCCGGCAGCATAATGACACGCCAAAAAGAATCTTTGCGAATAAGCTTGACACCTGTTGTCACTTGATGGCATACTTAGGGTAACAACAAAGGAAGGACACACAATGAACAGAAAACTACGACTAATCACACAGACAGGCTTGGCAGTCAAAACCTTTAACGAGCAGCTTGACAAAAACGTTGTCTACAAAGTTCGCTGCGATTACCAAAATGCATTTTTTGCAGTTGCAATAAGTTCGACTGAAGTGCAAGAATTTGACACCGAGTTAGAGGCAAGGATGGTGGTTGCCTAACGGCAATCGCCACCCGACATTTATTGTTAGCAACACACCAACGAAGGGACACACAATGACAACCGTTCAAAGAAACACTAAGGGCAATAGAGTTTTAGAGGTTCACGGAGAACTAAACAACGACTCAAAGACCCATTACGAAGCCGAGCTTTTTATTGACGGCGTTACTCAAGGGCTTGAAGCAATTACGGCAGGACAAATCAAACACCGCTACCCAGTAATGGTCAGCTTCACAATCGCAGGCAACTGCGTAACCTGCGACCAATACCAAGATTGCCCGGGCTGCTAATGACCAAGGACACCCGACAATTCTTGCTAACGGTCACGCTCGCCACCTTGGGAGCTTGGCTGCTAGTCACCGAGACACACCGAAAGCTAATCGCTTGGGGTTGGGATTACGTCCTCGCCTTCATAACTTACCTAACCCACTGAAAGGGGTTGAAATGGCATCAAGCATAAAAGACACAAGGGTCACAATCACCGAGGCAGCTACCGAACTCGGACTACACCCAAACACAATCCGCAACTACATCCGCGAAGGACGCATAAGCATTACCCGGTTAGGCCCTCGTCTAATCCGCATTGACCGAAGCGAACTTTACAAGATTGCAGGAGGCGACCCAGAATGGAGAAAGCGCTAATCGAAACACGCAAAGGCGTCGACCACCACATCGACCTATTAGAAATGACCGCTTTCAACCTTGGCTTTGAAGCTTGCCTTCACGCACTAGACGAACTGTCCGACATCAAGCACAACCGGGACGAACTAATCGCAGCGGAGCACTTCCGTTGGGCAGCTAAGGAGCTTAGGGGTGAGAACGTTGAAAATTAGAAATTGGAGCGACTTCAAATACGAGATTGCCGACCTGCTATTCGGCAAGGAGCTAGACGAAGCTTACAAAATGGGTATAAGGGTCGGCGCAGAATACGCAACCCGGAAGCTGTCTTTTGAAGTTAGCTTGAAGCGCCGACTCACACTAACCAAGACCGAGGAGCGCGGCTATGACCACGCAATCGCAGCAGTTGCTCGCATCAAACCAGAAATAGCTAACCAGACAGGAGCAGCGGTATGAAAATCCCAGTAGTTATATATACGACACCCAACTGCGCTCAATGTTCCATGACTGCAAAAACCATGGACAAGCTAGGCATTGTTTACGACAAGGTCGACCTGAGTCAACACCCCGACCTTATCGAGCGCTTCCAAGAAATGGGACATTCAGCAGCGCCTATAGTCGTGACAGACAAAAAGACATGGTCAGGCTTCCGTATCGAAAAGATAAAAAGCTTAGCTCAGTTTCTAGCAAGTGACGAAGCCAAAGCATGATAGATACAAGCGACCTAAACGCCAAGCTTTATTTCACTAAGGGGTATGAAGCAGGGGTAGAGATAGAGCGTGAACGCGCAATACGCCTAGCTACATTTTTATCAGAGACACAAGAATCAGGTAAGGGCGAAACACGCGACATTGTGTTCTTGTCTGATTTTCTTGACTACATACGAGACGAGGAAAACAAATGAGCTTACGCACTAAGCAGCGCAGAATTGAGAACGACTTCAGCCAAGCCGCCGGGTTGTTACGGCACGACTTAGTTTGGAGCGAAGACCTAGAGGCTATCCGGCTGGACTTAGCAACCTATTTAGAGTCAAAAGGCCCGGCAGGGATTGCTAACCACGCGTCACTAATTGCCGTAGTGCGAAAGCTAATCGCAACCGACAATGATTTGACAATCTAATGACTAACAAGCACGGCAAGCGCAAGGAGCCTTTCAAAAGGCTTTCATTTTTCGTAGGTGTAGTTGTCGGCATTACGGCAACTTGCTCATTCCTGCTGGCAGTCGTGCTGCTGGACAAGATGTAGGGAAAGGCACAAAATGACTAACGAAGAACTAAAAAAAGCGATGGAGGCAACACCCGAATGGGCAACCAATGAGGTAGCCATGGAGGCACACTATGAAGCGTGCCAAGAATTACAAAAGCTAAAGGTCGCAATCGAGTGGCAACAGGCAATAAATTCCGCTATTTTTACGGAGCAACTAAGGGCAAGAAATGCGCTTTGGGCTACAAAAGAACACAAAGCATATTGGACGGCGTGGAAGGCACAAGATGACTAACCCTAAACGACAAAAGGTTACGAAGTCTGCAAAAAAAGCAGAGCTACTTGACCGCACCATTAGCGAGCGCAAATTCTGCTCTGTTTGTCAGTATTACTACTCAGAGATGTTCACCTGCCCAATCTGTTACGGAGCAGAGCTGGAGCGTGACCGAATCCACAAAGCAATTTATGATTACTTTCGGCTATTTGACGGAGCATCAAATAGAACTCACAAAATTAGCGAAGCGGAGCTTATAACGCTAATCAAAGAGGCACAAGATGACTAAGCAACCGTTCGGAAATCCCGAACAGTTCAAGTTGTACAAGATGTACAAAATGACTAAGAAAAAAGGGTCAGAGATTATGACTAAGAAAACAAGGTCAGAAAATAAGCCCTGTCAGCAAGTTACTGACAATCCATAAAAACATGGAAGCCAGCATCCATAAAAATGGAATGTAACCATAACGACACAAGCGCCTTAGTAACACTATCGTCACAAACGTTAGTAAGGCAAAGAATAACTAACATTTGTAATGTAAATAACAACTTACATTAGAAGGGAAACATTGGGTAACGTCAACGAAGCTAGACAGCTTGCGACAAACGGCATACGATTTTCACCCTCACTACACTACCTTTTCACCTTGTCAGTGGATTACTGACAAAACCTGCAACACATACGCATACCTGTAACACTTTTTGATGAAAAATGTATCTACAATGTATCTACAAGGAGACACCATGAGCGACCCAATAAACCACCCAAGCCATTACACCAGCCACCCAAGTGGCATAGAAGCCATAGAAGTCACTCGCTGGATGGGTTACAATCTAGGCAACGTTGTGAAGTACTGCTGGCGTGCAGGGCTAAAGAACGACAGGGTTCAAGACCTAGAAAAAGCTCAGTTCTACCTCAACGACGAAATAAAAAAACTGAAAGGGAATAATGCTTGAAGGACTAAGCGCTCCAAGAAACAAATCGGTTTACTGCAAGGTGGACGTAATCTATTTAGGACTAGAGCCGGCAGATAGGAAAATCCTAGAGACAGCGATGGACGACAGTATTTCATGGTCGGCAAACGCCTTGTCTAGTGAGCTTCGGCTCAGAGGGCTAAGCATGGCGGACACAACAATCACTAAGCACCGCAAACAAACCTGCGCTTGCTACAGAGAGTTAGGCTAGAAGATTATGTTAGAAGGACTAGAACCAGCGGCAACAATCAAGGCTCCTAAAGACTTCCGTCCCGGCGTTGTCTTCGACGGCAACGAAGGAACCGCGACAACCGAGGGCGTGGCAGAGTTGCCTAACTTCGACGACTTCTTAGCAGAGCGTGGCTATCCAAGTGACATTTACGAGATTGTCGGAACACCGCGAACATCACAATGGCAACAGCGTGAAGGCGGCGCTTGGCTAACGTCATACCGGTTCAGTTTTCGGAAGAAGGTTGCCGATTTTGACCTGCCAGCACTGTTTGCTATGGCAAAAAAGAGCAAATCGGCAACTAGTCGCGTAAAAACCAAGGAGAAGGCCCTTATTGTCTGCCCTGCTGATTTTCAAGTCGGTAAAGCGGGAGGCAGTAGAGGTGGAACGCCTGAGCTAATCGAACGTGTGTTTGAGAGCTATGACCGGATAGAAGAACAGGTCAAGGCGGGTAAGTACGAACACTTGTTCGTGTTGGACATGGGAGATATCATCGAGAGCCTGTCTTCAGCCGCAAACCATCAACAAAATCAAAGCAACGACCTCAGCCCCATGCAGCAGGTGGACGCTGCAGCATCATTAGTATTTGAGCTGGTCAAGCGCCTAAGCAAGTACGCTCCTATTACTTATGGGTCAGTTGCATCTAATCATTGTCAGAACCGCTTCATGGGTCAGGCAGTAGGCAAGCCGGGGCTAGACGATTGGGGCATTGTAATTGCGCAACAGCTCCGAAGGCTCACTACCGAGATAGGCATGGACGTGACCTACCTAATCCCTCAGCCACTAGACGAGGGCTTCGCTTTTCAATACGGCATCAACACTATTGGCGTGGTTCACGGACATCAAGCCTCACGGCCTGCAGGAGTCAAGAAGTGGTGGTCGGATAGCTCATTCGGGAATCAGTGGGTTGCGCCTTGTGACGTGCTAATCTCGGCTCATTTTCACCATCTCGCGCTAGAGGAACTCGGACAAAGACACGACAACTTAGGTTCCAAGTTTTGGGTTCAGTGTTCCACAATGGATGCGTCTAGCGATTGGTTCAGGCGCAAGGCCGGAGTCGATAGCACGAGCGGAATCCTAACGATTGAGCTGGATAAGAACATCCCCTTCAGCGGGTCAGTGACTAAGCACTAATGGCTAAGGCAGAGCCTCACTTTGACATTGACTTCACTCGCGGGATGGTCGGAGAGAATTTAGCCAATACCGTTCTTGCTAAGTTGCAAGGAAACAAGATAGAGGTCAAGACCGATTACAGAATCCCGGAAACAGGTAACATCTATGTCGAGACGTGGCAATACCATAAGGAGGACGAAAGCGACATCAAGCAATCGGGCATCAACGTAACAGAGTCTGAGTATTGGTGCATAGCTTCTCCAACTGGTAGAGGGTTCATTATGGTCGAGACTGAAATGCTTCGAGAGATTATCCGAGAGACTAAGCCTAAAGAAGTAAGGCAGGCACGCATCAACTCCAAGACCAACGCTTCCAAGGGCAGGCTTATACGGGTTAGCGAAATCCTCCGGCGGCTAGAGCTAAGGCAGTCCGACTAATGAGTCCGAATTACGATTACAAGTGTCCGGGCTGTCGTCTTGTTCAAAGCGCCACTCACCCTATTAGCCAAGACCCTAACCTGACCTGCGACCAGTGCGCTGTATCCCTTGTCCGTATCCCAAGCGTTCTAGCTGTTACCTTCAATGCCAAAGACTTCTACTCGACGAGTCCCTAATGGGTAGGTGGCCCCAGCCCTGCGCTGTTTGCGGAACTCTGACAAAAGGGGCAAATAGGTGCGACCCCCATGAGCGGGAGTATAGGCAGCGGCGGGCTAACGCGGCGGACGCTCGTGTTGATACTCGCAAGAAATCTCAGCTATACAACTACGCTTATCGGCAAGAAGCAAAAAGGGTAAAGGAAAATGCCACTCACTGCCACTTGTGCAAGGAACCCTTCTTACTAGGGCAGCCCATAGAAGCCGACCACCTTCAGGCAGGAGTCTCGGACAGTCCGTTAGCAGCAGCGCATAGACTCTGCAACCAACGTAGAGGAGACAAGCCACTATGAGCCTAGAAGTGTGCTACTGTCCTTACCCATGGGGCACAACATGGGG